CTGGGGGAGATCTCTAGTGGCTTCATTGCCACTTGGTCGTCATTCCTTCAACATCATGGGCATTAAAACTAAGATCATTACGTTGAACTTTCCCGCTTTTATCTGTACTTCCAATATTCCAAGTATGACCGTCCAGGGATCTAGCGTACAACTTGTACGCCAGCGAACTGGATCGTCTAACCCGAATTGGCGGCAACAGGTGAAGGAGAATGTTAGTGCAACTACTGCCTTTAGTGGTACTGCTATGTATGCTGAAGCGAAGGAGGGGAAGGCCATCGGGAAAACACCCAATGGTCTTTCCATTCCCTACCCGCCTTACTTTCGAGATCTTTACGAGACTAGCACCGGATGTCAAGCGGCAACGCTTTTCTTCGGTGTTATGCCTTCAAGTATCGTAGGGGCGGATGTGACGATTGCGAGGAACATGGCGCTGAATCGGCTCCATCAAGCAATCCGGGCTCAGTCCAACCACTTTAGTGGGGGAACTTTTCTCGGTGAGCTAAAGGAGTCGCTAGGCACCATTCGGAACGTCACCAGACGGATAGCTAACTTGATTCCATCACACCTAGCCGCACAGCAAAAGCTGATAAAGCGGTATATGGGATCATATGTCATTGGCCCTAACGGCTCTGCCGTTAGAGTCAAGGACTTCAACCCTCGAAAGGGGACGAAGCTACCTGTTTCTAAATGGAAGGAGCTCCAAAAGAGCTTGTCTGATGATTGGCTCGAGTTCGCATTCGGTATACGTCCCCTAGTCAAGGACGTTCACGATGCGGCTGAGTCTCTAGCGCGCTTCAAGTATGACAACGTACATGAGCATGTTAGAGCTTACGGTAATTCGAGCGACGTGTATTCTGACACTACGACACCGAACCCTGCCGGGGTTATGCTTGCCGGTTCATACCGGGACAGGCGTAGCTACGACATGGTCGTTGTCTTTAGGGCCGGTTTACAGTTTTCCGTCGATTCGCCGGCTTTCGGGTCCGCTGGTAGGTTACAGAGTCTTTTAGGCTTCCGCCTTCAAGATTTTGTACCTACCATCTGGAACCTTTTGCCGTACAGTTTCCTTGTTGACTACTTCGTCAATGTAGGCGACTGTCTCAACGCTCTCACTACTGATACTTCCAGCGTCCGATGGGTATGTGAATCTACGGTGAGATCTCACAAACGTGAGATCACGACGAAGGCACATGTCATAAAAGGCTTTGGAAGTGATTTAGATGAGATCGGTGGCGATTTTGGTTCTGTCAAACTAGAGACTAGGTCCGTCACCCGTGTTCCGAGTTTCGTTGATATACCGACTCCGGTTATCACGATCCCCGGTCTTACGAATAACAGTGGCGCATTTAATCAACAATTGATTAATATGTATGCGCTGTTAACTGGCGGTAAAGGGGCACGTCGTGGCTTCTAGGTCCACTTCGGTAATGCTTAATCATCTACACCTAGCTAAAGGAATAGTGTGACATTCGCACTTACGACCCCAGTTACCGGTGCTGCTCAAACCGGGTTTACTGCACCTACCTATACCTTCGTCGCGGACAACTATCCCGATACGAATGGAAGGCAGGTTGCAGTTACTGCATTGGGTGGTACGCAGGCGGGCGTTACGGTTCATTCCGTATCGTCTCCGTTCACTACGGCTGTCGTCCGACCGAAGACCTACAAGGTCATCGGAAAGACGAACCCTGTGACGGGCCTCCTCCCAAGCGTTCCGGTCAACACTTACAAAGTGACTACCCGTAAGGGTGTCCTTCCGTTGGCCGGTCAGCCGTACTCGATTGCCAGGATTTCGTCCATTATGGACATCCCGGCAGGTAGTGATACAGCTGATCCTGCGAACCTTCGTGCAATGCTTTCAATGCACTTTGGCTCCTGTACCCAGCAAGCTGCTGGCACGGGTGATATGGTCATTTCGGGGGTGATGTAAATCACAACCGGTGACCGTAAATTCGCAAACACTGGTCCATCAGTTAGAGTAGTCTCCAACTTAAAGGAAACATCATGTCCGCAAAAGGTATCGTTACCCATGTTGCACTTTACGCAAAGCTCTCAAAGAGCGGCTTCGTTAACACGAAGCTTCGAGTCCATAGTGAAGATTCTCTCGACGCGATCTATCGCGTCATTGAGACTTCTGCGCTAGGGACGCTCTCGCGTAAGCACTGGTTTTTCTTCCTCGAAAGCGAGGGGGTCATACTGGCTGCTGTGCCGGCATACATCCCAAGATACTCTGGGTTCAGTCCCAATGGGATGGATGGAAAGGTCTTCTATGGTAAGCCTAAGTACCAACAAAGGCGATTCTATAGTAGACTGATTACATCTCTTCGGTCTCCCACGGCTTCTAGTTATGCTCAAAGCATAGCTAGCTCGTGGTTTCCAGAGCTCCAATGGCAGAAGTTGCCGGATGGTTCTCTGACTACGGATGGCTCCTTCGGGAGCATTGAGGTCGAAGTTTCTTCAACGGACTGAGGCGAGCGTATCATGAGCCGTGTCGACTCTGATATGCTTCAATCACTACTGGTCGAAGATTTAGTACCTAGCGAGGAGATCATGTTAACCTCTGACATGACACTCGCGGACGCTAACAAGCTTTGGCTTGCTAACTCACTCCTCAAGAAATATGAGGGTGCCGAGTCTCCAGACGCGCACGATAAGGCGATATCCAAGTTTCTTGGGTATAACGCTAAGTGTGCAGGCTTCTCACTTGAGCCCACAAGGCTCTATGATGAGGAGGTTATCAATGGAGTTAAACAGCTCCTTGATGACTGGTTACATCCGGATGGTAGTCCAGCAGGACTCTGCCAACTCCTAGAGAGGGCTGAGTTAGGCTCGGGGGCTAGTCGCAAGACTCCTTCAACCAATTTCTACACGAAGTTGTTTGATTCAGGCCAGTCTTGCAGCAATGCCGATCTTCGTGTGCTTTATCGCACATTCATATCCAAACACCCTACGTGGGCGGCTGCCGAAGAGGCTCGCCGTTCCAACTATGGAGACGTGGATGTGGAAGGTAGCAG